ATTGCATGAAACAAGCAATAGAACAATTAAAATAGTAGCAGATGGAGAAACAACACCAGGGTTTAATCAAATTAATTTTGATGATAGTGGTGGAGGTTTTCCGTAGGATAAATTATGAAAGTAAGTGAATACAGAGAACATATGGCTGAAAGAGTAGCTATAATAGAAGCTCAAGTAATTGATATATATCACGATATTAAAGAGATTAAAGAATTACTTAAAGAACAGAATGGCAGAGTACGTAAAAATGAACAAAACATTGCACGTATATTTGGTATTGGTATGGTTGTAGCTTTTATTTTAGGTATATTATAAAGTATTTGGAAAGAAGTTAAATAGGTATTATATTTGACATCATGCGTAAAGTATTTGGACCAAAACAGAAAAGACACACAAATGGGAAGAAGAAAACTCGTCAAGGAATGTCAAACAATACTAAATATGGAAACAAAACTAGTATTAAATACTATAAAAAGAAAAGTAGAGGGCAAGGATAATGGCTAAACAAAAAGATTCGAGATTAACCAGAGCTGGTGTATCAGGATATAATAAACCTAAACGTACTCCTGGTCATCCTACTAAATCTCACGTAGTAGTAGCTAAATCAGGTACGCAAATAAAGACTATACGTTTTGGACAACAAGGCGTTAGTGGTGCTGGTAAAGCTCCTAAAACAGCAGCTGGTAAAGCACGTAGAAGAAGTTTTAAAGCAAGACACGCTAAGAATATAGCTAAAGGCAAGATGTCTGCAGCTTATTGGGCAAATAAAGTTAAATGGTAAAAGGAGATAGTTATGCCACAAGGTAAAGGAACATATGGTAATAAAGTTGGTAGACCACCAAAGAGAAAAAATAGTACTGACAATTACGCACAAACACAAAGAGGTAAAGGACAGAATAGTACAGATAATATGAATGATGGACCTCTTGATAAAAAAATTAGTAAATAATGCCAAAAAAAGCTAAATCTAAAGTAAATCAAGCTGGTAATTATACTAAACCATCAATGCGTAAACGATTGTTTCAAGTAATTAAAGCTGGTAGCAAAGGAGGAAGGCCTGGACAATGGTCTGCTCGTAAAGCACAAATGCTTGCTAAACGATATAAAGCAGCAGGTGGAGGTTATAAGTAATGGCATTAGCTAAGTCACAACAGAGTTTAAAAAAGTGGACTAAGCAAAAGTGGAGAACAAAGTCTGGTAAGAAGTCATCAGAAACTGGTGAACGTTATTTACCTGATGCTGCAATTAAAGCACTAAGTGATGCAGAGTATGCAGCTACTACACGTAAAAAAAGAAAAGATACTAAAAAAGGAAAGCAACATTCTAAGCAACCTAAGAAGGTAGCTAAGAAAACAAAAGCTTATAGATAATAAAATAGGAGACCAGTAATGGCAAAAGAAAAAAAAGTAGACCTAAGACAAGAAGCTGAGACTAAAATGCAATCACTAGTTGAACAGCACAACAATCTTGTAGGAGAGATACAAGAAGCTAACGGAAGGTTAGGAGAGATTAAACAAATGATTGTAGAGCATCAAGGATATATGAAAGGCCTAGAAGCTTGCAACAAAGATTGTGAGGTAAAATAATGGGACCAATAGTAGGAAAGTTACTAACTAGTTTAGGAACAGAGAAATTACTTAAAGCTATTATCTTACACCTAGGTGACTACTTGGTATCTAAGTCATCTAATAAGCTTGATGATAAGCTTTGGGGTGAAGTTAAAAAAGCGTTAAATAAAAAATAGGAGGTTTCATTGAAACTTAAAAAACGTGGTATCGTAATACCTGACCAGCATTATCCATTAGAGGATAGAGCTGCAGTAGAATGTGTTAAGAAGGCAATACTCAAAGTTAAACCTAAGGTTTTTGTAAACCTGGGAGATGTTGGAGAATGGGAATCTTGTTCTGCTTGGAAGTACAAAGATAAAAAGTTACCACCATTAGAGTTTCAATTACCTTTAGTAGATGAAGATATAAGGTTAGTGAATAAAGGATTAGATGAATGGGATGAAGTACTTAAGAAAGTTAAATGTAAAGAAAAGTATCTCCTCCAAGGTAATCACGACCTCTGGTTGGATAATTTCGCTAACAAGTATCCCTATCTTAGTGATTATGCATTTTTTAAAGCGTGCAGAATCAAAGAAAGAGGATACCAATACACGGAATACAACTTACCAATCCAAGTAGGTAAGTTAGTATTCTTTCATGGTGCGTATGCGACTACGTATCATGCTAAGAAACATTTAGAGTCGTATGGTGAGAACGTTATGTATGGACATACCCACGATATACAACGACATACTATGACAAAGTTTGATGGTAACATTGGTGCTTGGTCTATGGGATGTTTAAAAGATATGTCACATGAAAATAATAAATGGTTAAAGGGTAGACTACATAACTGGGGTCACGCATTTGCTATTGTTGATTGGTTTGACAATGGTGAGTTTAAAGTAGAAGTAGTAGAAATAATTGATGGAAAAACAACCTTATGGGGTGAGTTAATTGACGGTAACAAGTAAATCTATCGGGGGAAAGTCTCAAGGGGTTTCTACTAATAATAGCAGAAGACTATATAACAAAAAGAAAAAGAGAAAGAAGAATGCCAAAAAAAGCTATAAACGTAAGTAACTTCAGCGGAGGAGTAAATAACAATACTAATTCTAGGGACTTAGCTGATAACGAATTTCAGATATTGAATAACGTTACTAATGAAGTTCCTGGTAAATTAAAAATGATTGGTATTCAAGAAGTTGTTACTACTGATTCTGGTATTAATGCTATAGATTCATTAAATTATGGTAACGGATTGTTGCATACAAATTTTGATAGAAACCTTGGTGCTCCTACAGTTATTAATGAAACAGAGTATTTGTTTATTAACGATACTACTAATAGCGAAGTAGAAATACTAGATGTTACTACTAATGACTTAGAAACAAATAAAATTAATTACGGTGACACTTCTTCAAGACTTGAAATGTATAACGTTGATGGTGCTATTAGAGTAGTACCACACTATGGTAATACTGGTAATACTCCTAAAGTATTTAGTTATTACAAGTTTCAAAGAAGAATGGGTGGAGGTAGCAATACAATAGCATACGATGAAACAGGAAACTATTTTACTACTGATTTATTTATAGCACCACTACGAAGCAGGCAAGGATATAATTACAATGTTGATACATTGTATAGCCATGTAGAACATGATGGTGAACCTCATTTTGACCCTTCTCAAGGTTCTGAAGTATACATACCTACAAACGTAGTTTTAGGTACAATAGTTAATAATAATAGATACAATTCAAGTTTTGCTACATTAGAAGCAGATTTAGATGATTGGGAGGAATATAACGCTGATGGTTATACTGTCAACAAAGAAGGTTCTATGGCATTTATACCTTATTTTAAAAATCATTCTGGTGAAGATGCTCAATCAGAAATACTTATTGATAATAATAAAAGATACGGTTTTTGGTGTTCAAAAATATATAAAGATTTTAATGGTATAGCTCAAGAGTCTGCTGCTGCATATATTGGTTTTGCACCTCAAAACGCTGGAGCAGATGGAAACAAACAAATTTTACATTTTGGCTTAGTAGGAAGATTTGGTAAAAGAGAAGCTAATTATTCTGGATTTAAAATATATTGGGGAATAATAGATGATTTTGTACAAGCCGATGGAACAAATACAACCATAGACGAAGGTTCTGTTGGAGCTAGATATTTATTCTGTGAAGTTGATTTTGAACAAGGATTTCGTTTAGCAGGTGATGAAAGTTATAAACCTTTTGGAACAGACCAAGTTTTAGTTTCTACTAGTCCTAACGTATACGAAGTTCAATACGTATATCCTGCTACTTTTTATACAGCAGCTGGTTCTAATAATGATACTGTGGATTCATATGCTGTAGGTGAAGATATATTTAGTTTACCAACTGTAGAACCTTACATTATAGATTCGCCTAGTGTTATAGGTGAAGCTAATACTGGATTTAAAACATCTACAATTTTAAATAGAAGAGTGTATGCAGGTAATGTTCAGTATTATAATGAAAAACGTCAATTAGTAACTAAGTCAGATAGAGTCTTAAAGTCATTACCAAATCAATTTGATTACTTTGAAGAACAAAGTTTTATAGATGTTGAAGTAGAAGATGGTGATAGTATTGTTAAATTGGCAAATACGGGTAACAAGTTATTACAATTTAAAAAACAAAATTTATTCATTATTAATGTATCAAGAAATATAGAATTTTTAGAAGCTACATTTGAATACAAAGGATGTCAAAAAGATTATCACGTAGTGCAAGGTGAAGGATTTGTAGCTTGGTTTAATACATATGGTGCTTATATATATGATGGTAATAGAGTATTGGATATACATTTAAACGAAAATGGTCAACCATTATTTGATGACTGGGAAACAAATTACTATCATGATAATAACGTTATTGGGTTTATACCAAAAACAAAGCAGTTGTATATTACCAATACGGTAACTGGTACTAATATATTAATGTTTGATATTAAGTCTCAATCTTGGATTACAAGTGATACTTCTTTAAAAAAATCTATTAGTAATATTATAACAAGAAACGATGGTACATTACAATGGGTTGGTATGATAGGATTGCCATCAGATTCTATGAGATTATATCAATGGAATAATGCATCGTATGGACATAGTATTACTGGCACTATAATGAAAAGTAAAGATTATGATATGGGTACACCTATGGTACAAAAGAATTTAAATACATTATATATAAACTATAAAAATGGTGCTAATATAACCGTAAAAGGATTTGGTAGTAAAAAAGGTAATGCACCGCTAGGTTTGACTACTATTGGTGGATTAAGTGATACGTCAGGTACCTTTCAGACGCTTAAATTGCCTGTTCCTGACGACTTTAAGAACTTAGTGAGCTTTGGTATAGCATTAGATGCTTCAGGAGCTATATCGAGCGATTTTGAAGTAAATGATATACAATTAATATACAGAGATAAAGTAGTGCGATGAGAAAAAAAATTAAAAGTATTTTAGATAGAGTGCATACTATTAAAAACAATATAAAAGATATTGAGGAAATAAAACAGCAATATGAAACACCTATAAAAATAGATAGGAATATACCTAAAAATGCACAGGGTAAAGATGGAGATAGAAAAGTTGTAAAGGAAGGCAATGATAGTTATCTATATATAAAAATAGAAGGAAGATGGATGAAGACACAACTTCAGGAGGTAAGGTAATATGGCATCACAAGAACAATTAATATTAGCACAGTTAGGTGCTGAGTCAGCAGATATTTTTAAAAAGAAAGCAGATAGTGGCTCTGGATTATTACAAGATTTAACTGCAGGTGCATTAGCAGCACAATCATTTGATGAGGCTACATATGCATTAGAAAAAGGTGTAGGAAGTTTTCAAGATAAATTTATGTCAGGTGACTATGCACAAAGAGGTGGATTGCTACAAAAAATAGGTACAAGAGCTTTTGGTCCTTATAGTAAAGAATTTTCACAAAGTTATTTTTCAGAAAAAAGAAAGACAGACCCTACTATAGCAAAAGAGATGGAGCTTTATAATCCTGATACAGGAAGAGTAGAAAGCGTAGACTTGACTAAAAGAGCATTTGATAGTGCTCCTGATAGAACAGACGTTCAAAGAACAATGGGATTGAGTGGAATTGACCCAGCTACGCAAGAAGATTTAGCAGGAGATTTGCAAGTAGATGAAGTTGGGGTAGATGTTAGAGCACCTTTGAGCCCAGTGAAACCTTTTGTAGGTAACTTACCAAGCTCTGATGAATTTTTAGATGATATGTATATGGGTGCTGCTCCAAAGAGACCAGATGCACCTTCTGGAGAGGCTCCTATAAGATTAAAAAATCAAGGACTTACTACAGAAGATAATATAGCTAATGAACAACTATTATATAGTGGTACAGCAGATTTATTTTTAGCAAACACTATAGATACTGGTTTAAGTTTAAATGGTATTTATACTACACCAGCTTTTGCAGAAAGTACTGGAGTAAATTTTAGAAATGTTATGCCAAAAACTTTACCAAATCAAGAAGCGGTTAATGCAACTACTATGGCTGCTGGAGTTACAGGATTTCAAACAGGTAGAAGCATGGATGAGATTACAGCAAAACAAGGGGAAATAAGATTAAATAATTTATTGGGGATAAAATAATGAATGTATTAGATATTATATCAGAGAATAGAGGAGAGCAACACGCACAAGTTTTGCGTATGCACGGAGAAGAGGTTGCACAAATAGAGTCTAACAATAGATTTGATGCTGTGCAAAAACAAAGAGATACTAATCAAACTAAAGGTCCTGGAAGAGGTTTATTTCAGTACGAAGTATCAGAAAATGCAATGGGTGGAGCTAAAGGTAGCGGTGCTTCTAAGACTGCATTAACAAGATATAAACAATTTTATAAACACTATGGACAAGAAATACCACAGCAGTATGCAGAAGAATTAAAAAGAGTCAATCAAGATAATCCTGATTTTTCTAAATTGTCTAGAGAGTTACAAGAAGAAATATTTTATGCAGATAAAGAAAGAGGTAAGATGCCATTAGATGAATTAGCTACTGGTCAACTTACATTGAAAGATGCATATGTTGATTATCATTGGATTGGTAATCGTTCTTCTCAAAACTATGATGCAGAAAGAGATAGAGTATCATCATTATACGAAACAAAAATAGGACCAGTAGATGACATACAAACTATGCAACCTACTCCAACTAATAATGAAATGATTATGATGAAAGCAAAACAAGGTGCATCAAAAGTAGTAGGTACACAATTTAATATATTAAATGTAATGAAAGATTTAGGTCAAGTATTTGAACCATTTGAAAGGGAGGAGTAATGCCAATAGCTTTAGGTACAGTAATATCAGCAGTAGCTTCAGGCTCAGCTAAGTATAAAAAATTTAAGAAAGTAGGTAAAGCAATATCTGCTATATCTGGTTTTTTTGGTAGTAAAAAGAAACGAGCAGAAGAAAAACAAAAATTAACAGACTTTAGTGAATTACTAGGACAGCAGTATACATCTTTACAAGGAACAGTTGGTGATGTACAGCAAGAGTTTGAACAAATGAGAGGTTTTCAATCAGAAGCAGAAGGATTAGAACAGCAAGCTGCAGTAATGGGGTATGGTGCAAATCAACAAGGAATGGCTGGACAAATAGCAGGTACTGGATTAGCAGGTGTTGGTGCTGGTCAAGAAGCTATGCAATTAGCTCAACAAGAGTTTGCTAATCAACAAATGGCTAGAGCATTACAATCTCAAGAGTCTCAATTTAATTTAGGTTTAAGAGAAGCATCACGTATGCGTGACATACAAGCTGCAGGCTTTCAATTAGATAGAGCAAGAGCAGAAAAAGGTTTAAGTAAGAAAAATTATGGACAGTCCTTAATGGACATGATGGAGGTATAAAATGGCGAGTAATGAAACAATTAAAAACTTAAGTACTTTATTAGGTGCATTGAGAGACTTTAATCAACCTCAGAGAGAGATAGATGCATATGCTAAAAAAAGATTAATAGATATGAATATTGAATCTGAGTTAGCTGAAATTAGAAAAGAAGAACAACAAGCAGAAATAGATAAGATGTTAACTAAAAAAGGTTTAGCTTTAGGTCAAGATATTTTAGCTCAACAAGCTTTAGGAGAGGCCCCAACTGCTTATGAAGCTATGTCAGAAGCAGATAAAAAAAGAAGTAAGGATTTAGGTCAAGTTATGGGTGTAGCACCATTGGTTGCAGTAAGAAAGAAAATGAGAAAGAGTGGAAAGGATTTAGAAAATGTTATTACAGATTTATCTTCTAGCGTTATAAACGTACACGGTGCAGCAGTAAATCAGTATTATTCTGGAACAGCAGGCAAAAGCCCTGAAACAGTAAAAGAATTTACTATGTATAAACAATATTTAGACAGCTTAGATGTAGATAGATTATCAGGAGCTGGTAAAAATAAATACAATAGTTTGTACAGTTATATTAATGAATATATAGCAGAATAAAATGAATCCTAGATTACGTTATTTACAAAACTTGTATGAGTCTGGTACTATTAGTGAACAAAGTTATATTGGTAGAGCTAATATGCTTTATTCTACTAATCCAAAAGATTTCAATGAAGAAGATATAGACTTTATTGAAAAACTAAACAAAGATGTTGGCGTAGATTTTAACAGAGATATGGTTGCATCTGAATCTAATTTAGGTACTGTACTAAATCAATTTGCATCTGGTGTTGCTGAAGGTTTTACAACGTTAGGATGGGCAGAAGAAGCTGATACTACTACAGAAGGTATTGCTAACAAAGTAGGACATCTTATAGGTTTTGCACCTGATATAATAACCAGCGTATTATCTATGGGTGCTGCAGTACCAGGTATTATAGCTAAAAGAGGTACTGCTAAACTAGCTGTAAAAAGAGGGGTAGGTAGACCTAGTAAAAAGTCTATAGCAGAACGTACACAATTAGAAGAACAAGTTGCTAGAGCTACTGCACGTAAAGAATCATTAGAAACATCTGCTAGAAAACTTGGATTAAATATGGGTGAACAAGCTGCTAAGATAGAGATTGGTGGCTTTAGACCATTTGCAAAAGCTATTGTATCTGAAGGAAAAGAAAAAGCAGCTAAAGAAGCAGTAGATGAAATTACAGATATTAAAGGTTGGCAAATACGTTCTATACCTATGCGTATTGCAGACAAAGCTATTAGTAGTGCAACCGACAAGATAGCAGATACAGGTTTATTATCTCAAGGATTTTTTAGTAAAGCATTATTTAAACACCCACAATTCCAAAAGGTAGCTAGAGAGTCTGCACATTTAGGAGTAGCTCTTGGTGCTAGTGCTGTATGGAAAGGACCAAAAGCTATTGCAGAATCTACCTTACATGGAGCATTAGCAGGTGCTGTATTTGGTGGTATTGGTGAGTGGGTAAACGTATCTAGATTAATAGCTAACCCAAAGACTGAAGAACTTGGTAAACAAGCATTAAGAGTACTAATACAAAATAAACAAAAAGAAGAAATACTAAATGCATTTGCTAGAGGTACTGTAGGTTCTGCATTCCAGGGTGGTATGTCTACATTGCAAGGAGCACCATTACCTGACCAGATGTATGAATATCTAATGGGATTCTTTTTTGGTGCACATACTAAGTCTGTAAATGAATTAAAACTTAGAAAGATTATTATGGAAAATCCTATGTTGGATGGAACTAAGAATATTGCTAGGTATAAAAAACAAATAGAAAATGTAAAAGATTATCAGGATGCACCACAAGAAGTTAAAGATGCGTTTGAAAAACATATTGAAGTATTATATCAACAACAAGCACAACAAAATCAACGTATTATTAGTGGTAAAATTATTGATAGAGAAATTACCAAAGAAGCTGAAAAAGAAAACATTGATTTATCAAAAGCTACTGCAGAACAAGTAAAAGAATTATCCGAAAGAGTTGTCGAAAATGACCAAGTAAGAGACCTACCTAATGTAGATAGAGAAATATTTAGAGAAAAAATAGAAAGTGATAAAGCATTTTTAAAAGAATTAGCAGAGCATAAAAAAGGTAGAGCTCAAGCTATGAAAGATTTAAATGAACAATTACTACAAGAACTTGGTATTGATTTTGCTGCATTGGTTGACTCACAAAAATCAAGTGATATTGTAGACCTTCCAGCTATTAATCGTTCATTAGAAGGATTATACAAAGAAATAAGTAATGACCCTAGATATGAGGGATATTCTAGAGCAGATTTAAAACGTATGTTATTAAAAAGCGTATATGATGCTAAGTCTTACACGCAATATGTAAAAGACTTTAAAGAAATACACCCTGACTTTGAAGTAAAATTTAATCAAGTAGGAGAAAATCCATTACGTACATTTTTTATAAGAACAAAAACATATGCTGAAACATCAGAGGTAGCACTTTTATCAGATGGTACTACTAAGATGATTAGAAGTGGTGCTAAGAACTTAGAAGTAGATGCTAATGGTAAAAATCTTGTAGCAAAAGAAGCACCAAATGGTATGGATGTACGTTACGGTAAAGATACTAGAATTATAATTAGACTAGCAGAAACTGGTAAAAATACCAATGAATATGTAGCACCATTAGATATAATGAATCCATCAGAAGCTATATCTAAATTACAAAAAAGAATGTTCAAAAAAGGATATTACATTTATGGTGCACCAAAAGATAAAGGTACTATCATAGCACACAAGATACCTGCTGGTATTGACCCTAATACTACCAAAGGTAAAGCATTACTTAAAGATTTAGTTGATGTATTAACTTCAAAAGAAATAGGTGTACCTAAAAAGTTTTTAAAGAAAAATAATGACCAGTTGTTTTCTGTATCTAATTTAATATACAAGTTAGTTGATAATGGATACTTAACTGGTACTAGAGATAGTGTTGCACAAATTAGACAAGCTGTGAAAGAATTTAAACAAGATGTATTAGATGGTAAAATAAACATTGATGTATTAAAAGAAGTTAAGTATGAACCATTGTATCAAGGTAAAGGTATACCAGTTCCTTCAGAAGCTATGGTAGCTGTAGTAGATAATCTATCTTACGTAGATGGTAATGTAAGAGGATTCTTTAATATGGTTGCTATCAAAGATAAGATATTAAAACGTTATGATAAAGAATATGAATCTGGAACTGATGGTGGTTTAATTATACGTGATGATGTATTTGATTTAATTGTAGATACCTTTGGATTATCTAGACAAAATGGATTTATTAAACCAGTAGTTAGAGCTAGTGCAAGAAATGGTAAGGGTGAAATACGTGGTAAGATTGGTGGATTTAGACCAGAGTCAGAAGGACTAAATCAATTCATGTTAGATAACAATATTCATATGATGATATATGGTAGCGGTTTAAAATCAAAAGGTAAACTAGAAATCAATGAATTAATAGATGGTAAGAATGATACCTGGTCTTTAAAAGAAGCAGCAGATGTAGCTAAAATTAAACCTGAAGAAGTATTAATTAATCCTGATGTAAATGATTATGTATTTAAGAACTTGATAGAAATTAATGAAAGAGGAATGTTAAAAGTATACAAGCAACTTCTTGATAAAAATACATTCCAAGATTTGCCTATAGAATACTTTCAAGCATTAGAAACATTGAAAGAACAAATGATGGCAGGTCAAGAAAAAGCTACTAAAGAGTTTATTGATGGTGGTCAAGATTTTGTAAACTTTAAATTAGATGATATAGCTACTCAGTCTATTATTGATGCATTACTAGATAATCCAGTATCTCTAAAGTCTAAAAAGATTATCAGAGATATTATGGAAAATACTAGACAAGATGAGATTGATTTATCTGATAGTATGTCTATAGACCCAGCAGACTTGGTTGAGTTAGGACTTACCCCAGAAATATTAAAAAGAACTAATCACGCATTTAATACACAGCTTGAATACAAAAACTTTATTAGTAATAAACTAGCTAGATATATTTTAAATAGAGGTAATCAAATAAAAGTAAAGCATGGATTTAAAGCATACTCTGGACTGTATACTCAGAAGATGCAAAAAGATTTTAATTTAAAAGATAATGAGTTTATGCTTGGAGATTCTATGCGTGATATGCTTGTAGAAGTAAGAGGTGTAGAAAAACCTATAAGACTTGAAGATGCTTTTGAAACATTTAAAACATTAAATTATAGGTCTAATAGAAAAGAGTATATGGCATACAAAGAAGCCTTAACTTATCTTATTATGAGAACACCAAATAGTGGTAATGGTGGTGTACGTGCATTAGAGTTTGTTGGATTTAAAAAGAAAGGTGGATTTAACTTTTTTGCTAATGAATTAAATAGTGAATACCTTGGTGGTAAAGATAATGATGGTGATACTGTTACTGGATATCAATCATTACCAGGTGTTATGAAAAAAGCATTTGGACAAGATAAAATATTTTATGAATTGAATGATGGTGATGTAAATAAACCTACTAAAGATTTAAAGGGTATGCCAGATAAATACAATCCTGGTAAAACAATAGCTGAAACTAGATTTGGTATTGACTTTGGGGAAGTAAGCAAGAAAACATACGGATATAGTAATACAGGAGGATTTGAAGTTTCTACAAAAGGAAATTTTCTTGGAAAACAATTTAGTGCTTTAAACGCTAAGTTAAAAGATGGAAGAACTATAGAATTGGCTTATATGCAAGCTAAAGGTTATAAAACTATTTCAGCTGGGAAAAGGAAAAAAGCTAGAGACCCTATAACAAAAGAAATAATAAAAGATTTTGATTATTATGGTGTATATAAAGGATTATGGAAACAATGGGCTAAAGAAAATCCTGGAAAAATAAAAGAACTAAAAGATTTTTTAGATAAAAATAATATTACAACATTAACTGATAAATTTGCAACTACACAAAATAGACAAGATAGAGCAATAGCTGAAATACTAAACGAACAAACAATAAGCAAGAAAACATTTGGTGAACAACTTGGTGAAATGTTAAGTAGCGAGATGAGATTAAAAGCTGGTAAAGCTGCATATGAAGGTAAAAAAGCTACAGGATTTATTGTGAATGCTACAACAGAATTTCAAATGTTATTTGATATGATTAAGAATAATGATGGAGTAATAGATTTAGGTAATGGATATCAAATAAAAATTAGGTTAGATGACTTTAACTTTTTGAAAGATGTAAGTTATGTTGGTATTAATACAGCAGTAGACTCTTCAGAATATATAAGTATTCGACCTGTAAAAGATAATGTGCAACAAATGTTCCAAGACTTTTTTAAAGTAGAGCTACAAGGTTCTGATGTTACTCAAGATTTAAACTGGTATAAATTTAAGAAAGACCCTACTACTATTATGCCTAGTTTTAGAAACTTTGCTAAAGCAATTAGTAGTAAAAAAGAAGTAACATTTAACTTGACTGGCGAACGTTCTCTATATGAACAAGCACAAACATTTATTTTTGAGTGGGGTAAGTTTGGATTAAAAGGTGATACATATTCAAACTACTACTTACAAACAGCTAGAAAGATAGCTGACCTTGAAATGACCAATGATATTTTTAGCTTTGACTTTGCTAGACCAGCAGATATTGCAGTAGCATTACAACGTATATATAAGAACGTAAGAGGTAGAAAAGTATTTGAAGAACTTGGTATTGCTGATTTATATAGAGATTTAAATCCAGAGTTTCTAGCAAGAGAACTTACTGATGGTAAAAACATTAGAGGTAAAACAAATAATCTTATAGGATTAGACTTACTAACAAAACAAGCAGAGGTTATAGTTGACTTGCTATCTATGGCAGGATATAGAAGAGAAGCTATTATGTCAGATTTAGAACTTGTTGTAGCTAATACATTTAGTATTAAACAAAAAGGTTTAAACAAGATAGAATTAAGTAAAGAAATTATTGCAGCAAAAGAGGCATTAACAAACACTATAGAAGCTAAGTTAGGTAAAGGTAAAAAACTTACATCCAAATATAAGAAACAATTATTTAGATTTTATGACTTTGCTTTATTAGCACACCCAGTTGTTAAGTTATCTGCAAATCCAAAGCTTGGTATTAAATTAAGTCAAGTAAGCGACAATAAAGGAAAGTTTGGTCAAAAAGAAATAACCCTAAATGAAGGATATGAATTAATTAAAACATATCATAGAGAGATAGATAAATTAAATCCAGAAGGTAAAGACTTAGAATATAGTAATGAAATTAATGGTATTTTTAAAGACATTAGAACTATAGAAAATGCTATAGACAGTTTACAAGAGAAACTTACATTTGAATCTCCTGCTATTGACCCTATGAATACTAGATTATTTTTTACTAAGATAGATAATATCTATAATAAAGCTGCTGAAATTAATGCAGGTAAAAATGTAGAGGTAGAAGTAGAAGTAGGTACTCCTAAAAAACCACAAAAAGAAAAAGTAAAATTAGAAGATATTAATGAAGAAGTAGCAAAAGAAATAGAAAAAGATACTGGTGAAAAACTAAATGAAATAAAAGTAGTTAAAGAAACATATAAAAAGATTACTAAACTTGATTTAGAGAAAGCTTTGGATGACCCTAAAATAAATCCTTTTGGTAGAATACAATTAAGAAGATTAAAAAACATATTAGATAGGAATCCTCATCTCACAAAAACAATAGATGCTCAGTATGAAATGTTTTTACAAGGTACTGATTTTATGACATTTCAACTTTCTAAAGAGTTTACTGATGCAACAGCTAAAGACTTAAAGAAGTTTAATGATTACCTAGAAAACATTATGACCCCTGGTGCTATTAAAAAGTTTTTAACTAGAAAATATATAAAAGAAAATAAAGAAACAGGTAAGTATGAAATTGTTGGTGCTCCAGGATGGGCTGCTCATTTTATTACCAATACATTAAATAACCAATTAAAGTTTGCAGTAATGCAAGATAAAAGTTCTCAGCTAAAAGATATAGAAACTGTTGTTTTGGATAAGAATGGTAATATAAAAATTAAAAAAGGACAAGTGCCTTTATCTACTATGGAATATAATACCATGTTAGCTTTAGCATTTCATAGAATAGGTAACGCTTCTGATAAAGAAATACAAAACTTAATAGAAGAAAATATACGATTAGTGAAACCAGAAGATTCCAAACAAGTAAAAGATTACAATTTATTATTTAAATATATTATGGCTGCTAGAGAATATAATAATGGTGCTTATTATGCTGGTGTTAAAAATCAAGCAGCAAAGGATAACATTAAAGAAAAATATAATACTTTTAAAAAAGAGTATGATAGAATGATAGCAGATAAACAAACATTTAAGTTTGCTGCAGAAGGTGTTGAAGGTGGTCAACGTATACGTAAAGGTGTAGAAGAAGTAGGTAATATGATTAATGATGCTTACACAAATATTATGACCAGAACATTAAATGATGTTATTAAAAGTAGATATGAGTTCTTGAAAGGTAAGCTTGATAAATTAGGTTTTGATACTAACCAATATAAAATACCAAAGAAATTACAAGTAGCTAAATCTAAAGACAATGTAAAGAAACAAATTGATTTTGAAATACAACAGCTAGAACAAATATTCCTTGATAAAAATGGATTGTTAAGTGACTCTAGAAAGATTGATGCATTGTATACTAAGTTACAAGAAATGGTAATTAGAAATCCATTAGAAGCGTTAAGACAAATGCCATCTTTAACTGACGTAAACTTTTTAAGATACTATCAAAGATTAAATGACCATTTATCTAGAAAGTTTCCAGAAATAAATTTTGATAAACAACTAAGTAAAAAAGATTATGAGTTAGTAAAAACAGAAATTGATGCATATAAAAAATTAATTAAACCAAATAAGTCTATTGGTATTGGAAGATACGAAGATGCAAATGGTTTAGTAAAAAGATATGTTCCTCATACTGGACAATTTGATACAATCAAAAGAACTGAAAAAAATGGTGAAGCTATTGATAAGTTAATTGAAGCTAAGATAAATAGAGTTACAAAAAATGAAAAACTATTAGCACGTATTGATGCTAAGTTTGCTGTTAGTGCAAGAACAGAAGCTGATAAAGCAGCAGCAATAGCTAGATATAGAGTATATTTGGATAGTAAGTTTGCAGGATATAGAACTAAAAATGTAAATCCAGAAACTGATGCTCAGGAAATAGCAGTTATTGAAGACTTTACACTTACAAGACCTATGGATGTTTTTAAAAGCAATGGTAATCTAAGGTCACGTGGTAGTGAAGTTAGTCTTCCAGAATGGGATATGTCTATTAATCACATAGAACGATATGTAGGTGCACAATATAGAAACTTATTAAATAGCAACTTATCATTAAAAATAAATAGTAATATAAAACGTTTTGTTAAAGAAAATCCTTTTGGTACTGATAAAAACATTACTGAATCTTGGGCATACTTTATGATGGATGTAGCTAAGAATCAAATGGGATTACCTAGTTTACGTAATTTTGACATTCATGGTATCACCAAAGATGAATTAGGTTTATTAAAAAAATATATGAACAATAAACTATCACAAGAAGGATTAGGTTTATCTTCAAAAGATAAAGACTTCTTAGCAAGAATTGAAGCTAATGTTGGTTTGGATATATTTCAAAGAGCACAACTTAATAGTTATATTAATAATGCTAGAAAAAAGAACACCATATCTGCCAAAGAAATACAAGAAAAAGCAGACAACATGGCTTACAACTTTAGATTAAATAACATTAAAGATTTAGCACAAGGTAAAAACATTAACAAGATTGGTCGTTTTAATTCTGCATATCAATTAATGACTGATGAATCTGTAGTAAACTTTACAGAAAAAATAGATAGATTGTTTGGTGGTAAAATATTAAAAGATGCACCTAAAGAACGTATAGCACGTGATAGATATATTTCACAGTTAGGTCAAAAGCTCAATGCATTAGAAGGTCAGTTTGAAATGATGTCATTGTTGTTTCACCCTAAAACATTTTTAACAAATCTTTATGGTGGTTTTACTAATACCATTACTGATGTAGGTTTAAAACCATTTACTGATTCATTAAAGAATGAATGGTGGGAAGATAATGTATGGGGTGAGAATACTACCTATACAATACAAGACTCTGCTACTGGTAAAACTATAAAGAAAACTATACGTACTAGAAGAGACTGGGAAGAGTGGCAAGCATTCATTGGTATTTTTGAAGATATGTTAATTAATGAAGCTGCTAAAGATGCACGATTCCAAAGACAAGGATTGATTATACCTTTTGAACAAGCAGCTAAAAGAATTAATAGATTAATTGGTGAAAAAGGTTTAAGAACAAATAAAAAACTAAAAGAGTTTGATGACTTTGCAGATTTAACATTAATGGAAGCAGCAAAAGAAGCTGGAGTCTGGGAAGCTTTAAAGAATACTGGTGCTACATTTATGAGAAGTTCTGAGTTTTTATTACGTAGTAGAACTTGGGATGCTGCATATATTAACACCAGAAAAATATTAGGAGAGTTTGGAGAATCATTACCATTTGATAGTCCTATATTAATTGAAATAGCAAATAGAACTGTAGAAGCATCTCAGTTTATTTATCATGCTACACAAAGACCAAACATTGCTAATACATCACTTGGTAGAATTATGACACGTTTCCATCCTTATGCTTGGAATAGTATTGGTAGAAGAATTAAAACATATAAAGGTGCATTTGCAGATGAATGGTCAGGTGGACATAACACTCAAAGAGCACAACGTCAATTAACTGCAGACCTTATGGCCTTAGCATTAGCTAATATATTTGTTGCTAGTATTTTTGATTATGCATTATCACCACCAATGAATTGGATGCAAGATAGTGCTGCATTACTATTTGGTGATAAAAAAGCAAGAGATAGAGCATTCTTTAGTCCTTATCCTCATCCAGCATTAGCACCATTAACTATTGCTACACCACCTATTGCTCGTTTTGTTTTGAATCCTATAACTGCAATACTAAATAATGACTTTGAAGATTTTCAAAAGTATACATTATATACCTATATGCCATTTGGTAGATTCTATAGAGATGCTAAAAAAACATTTAATAGTCCAGCAATGATGGGTGAGTTTATGTTTGGTGTTCCAGTTCACACAATGCATAGGATACGTAGAAAAGCAATGCAGTCAGATGCAGAAGAAATGCCAGATGAAGAGCAAGTTTCTGAGTAAATATACCATTAATATAGGTTTAGCCCTCTAATCGATGCGACATCGCATTATCTTTTATTAGGCGATAGTTAGTATTAAAAAAATATTTTACGAGCTTCTAGGGCTATTCTCGTGGACTTTTTTTGAGCAACTTGTCATTTTCTTTAGATAAATCACTCAAAATACGTTTTAATGGAAATTTTTTAGTAAATATGTAATTATTTTTATTTAATTCATATTCTTTGGTTAAACTCCAGGTTTTATCTTCTTTCATTGTACCTTTCTTATACCTTCCATTAATCTTTCTACACTTACTAATACACCTAGTGATGTATTGTTATCACCACCAGGCATATCTTTTACGCATAGTCTAGCTTTAATTAAATAACGTAATGCTTTTTTTAATAGTTCTGTATCAACAATAAGAATGCAACCATCTTGTAATATGTATGCCCACTTATTAGCTTTGGTAGTTTTAATACCAGATGGTTTACCTCTTGATTCATATTCTATATATACATTACCAGTTTGTTGAGTTTGTCTATCACGCTTTACTTCAACTTCAGAATCGTTTAATAGTTTAGCAATTTCAGTTTCACCTTCTTGACCAAACTTTAAATCGTATTGAAAATCAGAATTATGCTTCATTAATTATCCAATACTAATAGAATATTTTTGGTACTCATAATTAAATATTCTTCCCTATCTATTTCTTGAACTACAAATCCTGGACCAAATAATACTTTGTCTCCTATTTCTAGTTCTTCTGCTTTACTACCAAGAGCTACTACTTCACCAACGTTTTCTTTGATTGCTACATCTGTTGTTAAAATAATACCTGCTTCTGTTTTGTTTTCTCTAGATTGCTGTTTAATTACAACTTCATCTCTTAATGGTTTCATATTGTCTCCTTGTTTTATATTAATATTGTAATGCGAACAACAAGGCTCGCTGTTTCCAACTACTTTATCTTTCTGTTTGCGACTTTATCATCTGCGACTAACTACTCAGTTTTCTCATCAATTTCGTTTTCTATTTCTATTTGGTTGCTCTCACTCTAAGGTTTTCTATGTATAATCATCTATCGTTCTTATATGCGTTCTAAACATATATTACTAAAATATCCTTTACTTACTAACCTTTATCAAGGGTTGTCTACATTACAATATTAATCTAATATTTTTATTCCCCCTCTAGTTAATATAGCAATACATCAGTGCCAACCAAGTGTATTTGCTTCGTTAATAAAGAATAAGGTGGATTTTTACCACCCGCTTCCTTCAAAGCGTGTTAATAGTTGAGGGGGAATAATTATTATTCTTCTTCAAATAGTTTATGTATTTTTTTTAGCATTTTCTTAATAATCTTATGCTCTCCTGGTGATACCCAAGGTGCCTTCTTAAAGTTAAGCAATGCAGACCGCATTATCAATAACTCTTCTTTAGTAAACTTAGTCATCGCAACACTCACAATTTCCTACTCTAGGTTGCCTATCTTCTAATCCTCTTATAATTTTATTTTCTTTTTGCATAAAAGGATTTTCTAATTTGTATAATACTTCTCTAATCATTTCTATATTTAAACGACTATTGTTTAGATATACATCTCTATACCTATGTTTAATAGTGATTACATTAGCCAAAGCAATTAACACTTGTTCTACTTCTTCTTTACTTAGATTTACTTTTGCCATCTTTTAACTCCTTCATCATTTTTATCCATTTTTCAAGAGGCATTATAATTAACGCTTCTTTTCTATCCATCCTTGTTACCACCGCATCTACATCATCGCCATGGTACTCTGGGTATAGCCATTGTGCTACTTTCTTTCTTCGTTTTGCTTGTATGGTCCAATCTTCAACAAGACAATCAACTACTTCACTATATCCTAGTGACCTACCATCAGAGGCATAGGCCCTCTTTGCAGAGAGCCCTTCCTCTTTAGCAGCATTGACAATCTCACGTTCAAGATTATTACCACGTATTTTATTTTTATGAGCCATTCCATAACCTCAAATTGAAATGTAATTCAACTGGTCCGATACCAAAGTGAAATCCAAAATGTTCACCTTTATCTCTCTGGAATGATACTCCAAATTTGAATATGTATAATAATACTAACTCTTGAATCAAAGCAGTATCACTATTTACTGTATCTATTCTTATCATTATTAACTCCAATCAACTTGCCTAAAGGTCATCGTTTCATAATCAAAGAGTGCTGTCATTTCAAACTTGCCATCATCTCTTGATTTCTCACTAGTTATTACTCTAGCTTTTTCGTCACGATTACCTTTAACCATAATTACTTTATCTGCTTTCTGTACCACATTAGTACTACCTTTTAATGAATGCAATGCTATGGTGTTACCTGCTGCAGATATTTTGTTTACGTGATGCACAGCTATGATAATTATATTATGCTTCTGTGCCATTTCTTTTAGTGCACCAATGATAATGTTTTGTCGTTGTATTTCAGACTCAACTCTATCAACGTGTACTTCATCAGTCGTATCAACTACTAAGATGTTAGGTTCATGAGTAGCAATTACCTTCTTAATAGCTTCAATCTCTGGTGCTATTGTCATTACTTGAATATGACCTAATTGTTCTTTGAAAGATATATTTGGATTAGACGTTGCTTTGTCTATTACCCATTCTTCTGTTTGTTTATTAGCTATCTGAACAAATCTTCTAAATGTTAAAAACTCATTCATTTCTAATGACAAGAACAATGTATCTTTCTCTGCTCCTACTACTACATTTTGTACAAATGCAGATTTACCCATACCAGTATCACCAGAAAACACTACAAGTTCTCCAGGTTTAATGATATAGTCTTGGCAGTTAAAGATATCAGCCATATTAATTGATTTCTTTGTGACATCATTTTGTAGATATTCTATTAATGATTTAGTCATATCATCTACATTCTTGATATCTAATGTGTAATCTTTTCGTTTGAAATGAATACACTTTGGGTCGCAATATTCTGCCATGATAACATCATTACACCCATATTGGTAGTTTCCGTCATACACGTTACTTACCGTTCTTATTATTTCTTCATCATCCATTGTTCCTGAACTCCATTGTAACATACCATTTAATGCTACAATATAAGGAACACCTGCACGTTTGTATGTACTAGACATACGCATCATTTTCATATTACGTTGTCCTTCTACAGGACCTTCATTAAATGCGTGCTGCATACAAGTAACAACAGAAGTTGTATCTTTACTACGATAATTACCTCCTGTTACTGCCTGTGATGTAGACACAATAAGATGTTGTAAGTATGGTTCTACTTCTTTATCTCTGAATAAATCACTATACCATTCACAATCTTCTTCTCGATATGATTGATATGAATCAGAATTTGAAGCCATCTCTTGCACTTCAGAGTAATCTAAATCCCAGATTCTATGATAAGGTATATACACCTTATATAATCCAGTCTTTTTATTAACACTAAATGGTGCTCTAATGATACGTGTTTTATCAAAGATACTATCTGCAAATGATAAATGTTCTTTCATAGTAAGCTTTACTTTTTCATGTAATACTCTACTTGGTTGAAAGCCAAATACATTTAATAGTTCTATATGATAACCATTACCACTAAACCATATATTCACGTGAGATTTGTCAATGCCCAGGTCTTCTATTTCACCTAGGCATTGTAACAAATAAGGTTGGAACTGATTGTCTGGCATATTGCCTTTATCTACATCCAATATAATTGAATCTAAATATGTTAAACCATCAAATCCTTTAACTGTACGATTTGTTTCCACATACTCTTTCATGGTTTCATCAAAGCTATAATAGCTTCTATACATTTCACCATTCCATTTATGTTCACTAATCATACTATTAAATTCTTCAACAGTACACACAGTTCCATTACGACTGGAAACACTACCATTGATTATCTCAATTATAGTCTTTTTATTTTCCATCCTTTTACCTTTGTATCTGAATTAATATATTCTTCTAACTCTATTCCTAAACGCATTAAAGTGTTACCTTCACGTATCTTTCTAAATGCTCTAGAATAAGTACTTGGGGTATGTACTTTTTGATGTGCTAGTCTACCATAGACAGGTACTTCACTTTCTAAATCATAGGAAGCAAAATACCCATCGGTAGATTTAGACTTATTATCAATCCATCTTAATAAAATGTCTTGTGCAGTCATTAAAATGGTAAGTCATCCACTTTCATACCATTGTCTAAAGTGTCACCACTTCTAGCTTCAAGTACTTCAGGTGTAGGTTTCAAGTAGTTCTTCGGATAACCTTTTGCAACTTGGTCCATAAAACGTTTACCAAGTTCATCTGTTTTATCTAAAGAAGATACTACTCCCCATGTAGCATTTTTGTATTTACCAGTTGATTTGTAATTCAGTACTGCTACTTCTTTACCAATCAATGTTTCTACATTTACTTGACCTATATCAGATACATTTAAATCAGCATTAGCTGCAAGATACAATGTATTAACATCATCTGGATATTTTAGTCCAGTTACAATACCATTATTATCTTTTTCAAAGTTCTGATTAATGAAGGCAGTATAGTTATATCCACTATCTACATCTTCATACTTCATACGAATACTACAATCATTGTATTGAGAATCTATTTGTTCTGCTTCTACAATTCTGCAGTGATTAATAAACCAATTTTTATTAGAAGTGTTGGTTTTCACTTTTGTTCCAGTAATAGCCATTTACTAAGCTCCTTCTGTTTTCGTTAACGATTCAAAGTACTCTGTACTCTGACTTACTTTAAGTTTGGTATCGAAGAATCCAGCTTGTCGTTTCTGTTTGTATCTAAGGTGGTCTTCTTCTGGAAGTTTACCTGCTTTAGCTGCTTCATTAGCTGCTTTATCCATAGCTGTTAATGATGCTACTGTTGGATTAATTTGCTTTTGTTTAGCTTTTGCATTTTCTACTTCCTCTTTACTAGCAATAGAAAAGTCACCACCAAATCCTGCAAATGCTAATGCACGACCTACTGCTGATGTTTCACCATTTTCTAATGCTGATGTTTTGTTTACAAATCCTGTGTTATCACGCTCTGCTGCATGACCAACATAATACCATTCTGGTTGTTGTACAGGGTTTGGTTTAACTATTGCTTTTATAACATACTCATTGCAAGTTTCACCTGTAGGTGTATCTACAATTTTACTTACACTTAGTAGTTCTGTTTCAATAGTTGATTCTGGAAATTCATCTGCGAATGCAATGATTCTATCTTTTACTTCGGTATAATCTTTACCTTTGAATTTCATACAATCTCCTTATTATTTTTTTTATTATTATTGGACTAGTAAGTTATATATAATAACTCACTAATCCAATTATTTTGTTTATTATTCTCCTAGATATTTAGGCATACCAAGGGGTGTGTCATATAGATAATCTAAATCCCAACCTCTTACTAGTGTATTGTCTTTCCAGGTACAATATACATAGTATGACCATTCATCTACTAACTTAGGCTCTAAGTAATACTTGCGTTGTTCTTCTATTTCAAAGCCTTCAATTCGTTTCATTACAAATTGTTTTGCAAGTATTTGCAATTCATCTTTTCTATATCGTTTCTTTTTCATATATCAACTCCATATATTTAATTGTTTGATAACAAGTGTTAAACAATATATTACCCATCATATGTGCATGATAACGTTGTTGTTCAGTTTCTGCTTTACTAATGAGATTTAATCCGATAGAAGAAAGATATACAATAGCATCACATAATTCTTCGTATGCTTCTTGTGTAAATATTCTACCATCTGAATCTTCTATTGGTACTTGCATACCATACTTTTCAGCACCAATATCTAATCGTTGACCAATGTCATCAATCAATAATGATGAATACTTTACTTTCTTTGGTACTATATTTTCAGCATCAAGCTGTTCACGTACCATCTTCAAAGTATTTTGTATGTTTGTTATTATTCTTGCATTGTTTGTCATAACTCTACTCCATTTTCTTCTCTATATGGTTCCATATGTTTTGTTCTCAAATGGTCATTACGTTCGTGATTTAAGTTTGATATATCATCTTCTATTTCACTTAATGCTTCTTCAAATTCATTTCTAATACTATCTGTATCTAAATAATATCCTTCTTCTTCGTCAAAAGAATAATAAATATTAATAGATATACTAGCATCTAGTTTTTCTGTTCCATTTGCTATGTTATTTCTCACATTCTACTCCCATCCATTATTTCATCATATTTATCTTTATTGCCTCCGCATTCTTCAGCAATCTTTTCTTGCCATTCAAAGTATGTCATTGGTTTAGTTTCATCTTGACAAGTATCACAATAATAATCATCTATACTAGTAGTGTCTATTATTTCTTGTGTGTTCATATTAACCCACACCTTTTCTTCTACTTCTTCTGAACCGCAGTAATCACATACCCACATATAATCCATGTCTTTTTTATTCGTTTCCATCATCATCCTTTACTCTAAATTGTTCTACCCACTGGTCAGCATATCTTGGTACATTTTGCACTCCTGCAAACCAATACCAACCTCTACCATATTGTTTGTAGAACTCTTCACGTTCTTGTATACCCTTTTTACTCCAAGGGTTTACACTTTTAAACTCTTTTAATCGTTCTTCAAAGCTTTTTTCACACTCCAAAGGGTTATTGTTTATATCATATGTCATATTTTCCTCACTATTTATTATCCCCTAGCTGTGTTTACCATCTAGATTTATACACCACTACGTGACATACCAGGCCATCACTAGGGGACAATATGTTACAGGAAGAGGGTCGTGCTATCTTCTCTATACGACTTCTGTACAGTAGCCAATCTTCCTGTAATATTAATATTACCAACTACAAGAGTAAACAACTGTTTCGTCATTTGCTAATTTTTCTCTAGCAAATTCTACAAACTCTAAGTCTTGTTCTCTGTAGTAATCTCTTTGTTCTTCTTGGATTTCGTGTCCCCACATAAATCCACCTTCACAAAAGTATTCAGAATATCTACTACGAATAGCTTTTTCAAGTCTATCTATGTCTTGATGTTTAAGTTTAATTTCATTCCAACTGATAGGATTCCAATACGTTTCATCAGTACCGTCATCTCTTGCTATTTCTTCCCATTTATTTTCAATATTATTTCTTTCCATATAAAGGGTGTTCATAAACTCTTGTAGTCTAGCGTGTTTACGCCACTCAAATGGACCTGCCATCTGATATTCATCTACTTTTGTTTCACCTTCTGGTGTTTTCCATTCGTATCTTTTTGTTTGTTTTACACCTGCGAATTGGTCTAATCCCATATTATACTCTCCTTTTTATTATAGTTCTGCTTCATACCAGCAAGAACCTTCTTCTTTTATACATTTTACTATTTTTTCACCTAATGTTAGTCTAGCATACCATTTAAGTAAATGAGCTGTTATTTCCTCACTAACTTTTAATGCTTCTGCTAAACTTTGATTAGTGTATGTACTGCGACTATTAAAGAACTTTCTCATTGTTGTTAAGTATCCTCTTAACACTTCTTTACATTCTTTAACGCCTTGTTCTGCTAATTCTAAATCATCTGAATAGTAAGGTATATAACTTGGTTCTTGTTCTCTCATACCAAAGTAGTCACCATCATCAGATGATTGTACTGCAAACCAAAACTTACCTTCTATATCTCCGTGGTAATATCTTCCCATTTTATGCTCTCCTTATTTTTTCTGTTTCTAAAATACAAATTATTAATTCCATATATGGTTCTAAGTATTTATGTGGTATTTTGTTTTGTATATCTTTTTCTAAATGCCAAATGTAATCAACTAAATCGACATTCCAATTATCAAAACAACCATCGCACATATCATTTACTACTCTACATTCTTCTGGAATATATTTATCCCAATCTAATTCCATATCCCATACATCAGTATCTGTAAATATTCTATCGCATCTATTACATTGTTTATTAAGTTCCATATTATTTTTCCTTATTGTTTATATTATTCAGAAATGAGGTAGTAATGCGTCACGGTGACCGCCTTACATACTACCTCTATTCTGATTTAAGTTACTCTTGTTCAGTTTGTTCTAAACCGTCTATGATACTAGCATTTTGATTAGCAAGTCTATCTAACATAAACTTTCTAATCTGTGATTTATTCATATCTGCATTATTATCTTCTATTGCATCTAGTCTATCACCAAGAAATTCATCAATGTCATCCCATTCAAGATTTAGACCTGTATCATACATATAGCCAACTAACTTATCTTCACTTGGATGACAAGTTTTATACCATTCAATAGAGTCTTCATTCAAAGTAAATGTTTCACTTTCAACTTCATACTCTATATCTTCGTATGCTACTTCGTTTAGTGCTTGTCTAAATGGTTCTGTATCATCAAATTCAGGGTCACTACCTTCGATTAATACTTCATTTAGATTGCTGCAATTTGCATATGTATCATATATTTCGTGCTCTTGTTCATAGTAACTAACACGATAATCTGCATTTGCTGGTACTTCACCATACTCATATAGGTTCTTTGCTGTTGACCTAGCTGATTTATCATAGCAAGTACTTAAACCATTGTAAATATCAATAGCACTTAATGATTGCGTATTGATATCCATTGTATTCATTAATTTCCAGTAGTTAAAGAACATACCAGAAATAGCATCAATACTTGGTGCTTGTTTATTATTATCACCAAGTCTGTTATATAAAAACCACATTGTTCTATCTATCATTATACTCTCCTTATTATATTATCATTCTCATCTAAAGCATATATTTCAGGTGGTTCAGGTGTAAAATATTGACCGTCATCTACCCAAGATACTACACTTTCTAGTAGTGTTTGCGATAATGTAGTGCTTGTTGTATCACCTTCATCATCTGTACCGCATACTAACGCTGGACCAGCAATAGTATGTTCATAATCAAATGATGTGTATATTTTAAAGTACCACATTGTTTGACTATCATCTGGACCTGCAAATGCATTTTTAAGCATTCCTTCTCCATCGATATACATTCCATTACCTTGGTTGTCTAGACTAACCCATTCAAATGTGCTGTCTTCTATATCAAGTATTTTGTATATCATTTTGTAATCCCAGTTTTCATCTTGAACAATGTATGTATCTATTGTTCTTGATTTGGGATTTATTAAATAGAATTTCATATTATGTTTATCTTCCATTATCTATAACCTTCCTTTTCATCATTATATTTATCTGCGTAGAACTCGGCTTCCTTGTTCCACCTTTCTTTTACTTTTTCTACTCTCATACGATATAGTTCATCGTTATCTTCATCATAATAGACCAACCAAATAGTATCTCTATCTATGACTTCTTTACTATATACTGCATCAGAGTAGAAAAGTTCCTGTATATTGTCCATATTATTTTCCTTATTGTTATTAAATTTATTAGATAGACAATACATAATTTTTATCATATACGTTGTTTATAATTATGCCACTGGGAATTCTTTTCCCAAGACTGTTTCGTTTCCAGCCATTTAAATGTTTATGTCTATCTAAAATCTTATCAGGGGTGTGCTGGCAAGGGAAAGGAAGTACTAACTGATATATAAACAAAAACCTTGCCAAGCACTGTATAAGACTAACTTCCTTTTTTAGTCCAGGGATTAATGATTTCAATCCCTTTTGTAGTGTAGTTGAATGATATTGTATCTTGCTGTACTTTTCCAGTCAAGATATCATCGACTCTTTTTATCATATCCTCTACACTTTTTCTCTCTGATATATCTTCTATTTCTTTGATATTCTTTTTGATTAAACTATCTGTTACTGCTTGTTCTTCTGGTGATAGTTCTGGTAATTGATAATCAGACCTTGTTTCCTTTTTAGGTAATGGTCCTGTACTATTTTCAATAGTTACTGGTTTATAGGTTGTTATTACCCAACCCATAAAGATTAACAATACCATTATTGTTATTGTTAAACTTGCTATCATTTTATTCATAATAATTCCTCATATTCCAATATTGTTCGCATTTATTTTTTTCTTCTTTCATATCTCTAAACATATTTTTTTCTTCTTGTCTTCTTTTTTCTAATTCTTTCTTTGCTCTTTCTAATGTAATCATTATTTACTCCTTTTTTTTGTGTGTGAATATACAAAATATTAATGAAACAATCTACTACAATAGTCTTCCAGGTTTTATTCTTTGTCCGCCCTATCGTAGTAGTTGTTTCTTGCCTCTTGTAATACTATTAGATATTTGTTCGTAATCTCAACGCCAAATGCGAACTATTTAAAGTTACCTAACATTTTTATGCTCTTGACACGAACTGAAGGCTTTTCTCTGCGTCTTTTGAATTACGATTAACCGTGTCCCTATGTTTGAAATAAATGATTTATAGTTCTCGCTTTAACCACATTCATTACATTTCAACAGTCACACTACAATTCCCACAATATATATTTCCAATGCGTTGCATTTTCAATTAATATGTAAGCGAAGGTTCATCTACTAAGCTGGCATTAACCACACTTCCCAATTACTAATCTTTTACATATCTGGTTCGTATTGTTTCTTTTGCTGGAACAAATATCTAAATCTTTTAATCTTTTGCTTACATCTAAAAGTTATTCTCTACGGCTAGTTCTCAACCAAGAATATCATAACTCTGTAAGCATTAGTTTCATAATCGATTAATTGAACTAATTTCTTTAACTATAGAATGCTGATTGACTACCGCTTGTTGTAGATAACATATCATATCTACGATAATCATTCATCAGATTCCTTACTTCTTGTAATGATTGGCATTCATCTAATGCTAATAATGCTCTTGTTTTTAACTTACCAAACTCAAACATTTTAATTCCGAATGCTACATTCCACCTTTTATTCAATTCACATATCAAATGATATCTCATACTTTTCATATCAGTTTCCTTTATATTATTTAATTATAATTTGAATGCGACATAGACCCCACCTTGGTATCGGATATGTTCTACTTTACTATTGCCCACCTAGGATTTTCAACCCTTTACTCAAAGTTTAGGCAGTTTAGACCATTGCTGCATTATTTTAGCAATAGTGTCGCATTACAATTATATTATTTAATTATTACGCTGTGCAAGGGGTGTTCTTTCCCTTGCTACATTTTTTTTGTTGTAGGGTATTTAAGTGAATAGGGCCACGAATGACCCTATCCACTATGAACTACTCCTTGGAACCAATAGTTACCTGAGTTCCAGAACGACCTGCTTGCAATACAGGTGCAGTGAACGAAGAATACTCGCTATCAAACTGCAAATCACCATACTTCAATGTAGGTCGTTTCTCAAACTCAGCATCGAGAGCTTTAATAACATCTGCTTTATCAGCAAGAGATGCTCCTCTAATACTAACTTGATTACCAACACCAGCACTCTCGATTGAGAATAAGGAAGGTTTCTTTCCTTTACCCCAGAATGCTTTAAATACAATATTAATCATTTTTTCCATTACGAACTCCTTTAATTACATTAAATTTAGGAAAGAAATCTTCTTTCCTCTATATCAAGGGTGTAAGAATAAACCCACCGCCTTGAAATTGGAGGAGGGGTATAAGTCAACTAAATCGTAAATTTCAACGAAAATAATAAGTTTAAACCAATTTCAAGGGTGGGTATATTCAATATATATCACGCACACGCATTCTAACCCAATTTTTTTTTGGAAATTTTTTATCTGGACTTTAATACCATTTGTTGTGTAAGTTATATCATAATGAAACGTAAAAAAAAATATCTAGAAAAACTTGATAAAGAAACAGGTAAATGGGTAAGAGTACCGTTATCTGAAGCAAATGAAGAAGCGTTACGTATTTACGACATTATGGAAGCTGAATTAGAAATAGCAGCTAAAATAGAAGCAATGAAACTGGGGTTGTATTCAATAAAAAATAAGAGCTAGCCTATAAGCGTAATAGATAAGCTTATTTATTACGTTTCTGTAGAAACTACGATTAAGTTATATCGATAAGTTATATCTTATTTATACCCTACATTAGGAGAAACATGAAAAAAGCAAAAAATAAGTTAACATATAAGCAAATGCTAAGCATTTTAACGGGAATGGATAAACAAATACAAGACCAACAAATGCTAGTATTCAACATAGATAAGCTATTACAAGAGTATATTGACTTTAAAAAAGAAACAGAACCCTTTAAAAAATTTTTAGAAAAAAAATACAAGACAAATGATAACAATAACAAAGAAACTGAAGAAGAATAACTTCCAACCCCAGACGTTTAGGGTGTATACTAAGGCAGAAGCTAAAGAAAACGGCCTAACATGGAAACATTGGGGAGAAGCTAAAGAAGGAGAGTTTGGTATTTCTGACGATGGGTACATAGCAGAGTGTATTTATCGTAAAAAATACAAGGATAAGGTAGAATATACCTATCCATATGGTAGACAATGGCTAACAGCGTGGGGTAAACTAGAGTTTGAACCGCATTGGAAGTCTAATAACTTTAGTACGGTGTCTACCAAGAGCTATAATGACCTAGAAGTACAAAAACGTGGTGCAGATTTAGCTATGGATGCGTATATAGCGTTTAAAATGGCGGGTAAACTGCCGAATTGGGACACAATAGGCAAGTTATATAGGCCTGACCAAGAAAACCCCGCTATTGCTGCAAAAAGATTATTTAAAACGAAACAGGTAAAGAAGATGATACAAGATAAGTTGAAAGAAGTCTTAGTAGACAAGAATATTGACGAAGGCTTTGTATTAGATGTGATAAAAGATGCTATTGAAGTAGCTAAAGTAAAAGAAGACTCTGGTAATATGATACGTGCAGCTAAAGAGCTGTCGGAGTTTTTAGATATGAAACCTAAAACAAAACAGGTTACCGAATCATTGGAAATGGATATGTCACATCAGATAGAAGCTAACTTTGAAACGCAAACAAAGAAATTAAAAGCAACCCAAACGAGACAGATAGATGAAAAAGATAGTTATAATATCGGGCAACAAGACGAATCTGAATGAATTGCTAGCAGTACTACAAGCAGTAGCTGAAGATTTTAAAGTAGAAATAGTTATACAGGATGGATAAAAAAAATATTTTACTAAAGATGCAACAGGATATGTTGTTATTTGGTCGTATGGTGATGCCAAATATGTTTAGTAGTGAATCCCCTCCATTTCACTATGACTTAACAAAAGAACTACTAAACACAGATGAGAAGCAAATTAATATCATTGCTCCTCGTGGTCATGCTAAGAGTTCGGTAGCAGCAGGGATATTTCCTTTGTTTCATATGATGTTCACTCCAGGGGTAAAAGTAATTGTACTTGTATCCCGTACTCAATCCCATGCTACTAAACTCTTAGGTACCATTAAAGACGTATTAGACTATTCTAAAGAGTTTAGATACTTCTTTGGGTATTGGGGAATGCAATCTGCAAGAAAGTGGACCAATACTGAGGTAGAGTTAAAAGATGGTAGTTTAATAATTTGTAAAGGGACAGGACAACAGATACGTGGTATCAAGCACGGAAACCAACGACCTACTCTTTTAATCTTAGATGACCCTGAAGATGAAAACAATACGAAGACGTCTGAAGCAATGGAGTATAATCTTCGTTGGCTATTACAGTCTGGTGTTCCATCCGTTGACCCATTAACGGGTAGGATAGTTGTTATTGGTACTCCCCAGCATGAACGATGCTTGGTGGAAACCTTAAAAGAAATGAAAGGGTGGAATACCAAAGAGTATAGACCTAACCTAGAAGAAGATTATAGTTTATGGCCTGAAGTATGGCCTATAGAGAAACTAAAGGAAAAGAAAGAAGAATTAGAAAGTATTAACAGACTTTCTGTATTTTATAGAGAATATCTATGTCAAATCGTTGGAGATGAAGATAATCTATTTAGAAAAGATGATTTACAATACTACGACGGTTTCATTGAAAGAGATGAGCAGGGGTTGTCGACCCTCGTTCTGACGAACCTTAATGGTGAGGAAGTAAACGAGAGGAGACCTGTAAACGTGTTTACTGGTATCGACCCCGCATCTAGTACGAAGAAAGGAGCAGATTTTAGTGTTATATTCAATATTGCTGTTGATAGTGATAATAATCGTTGGGTACTCCCGTATTACAGAAAGAGAGCTACTCCCTTAGATTTAGCAGATTCTATCATTAACAACTTTAAAAACTATAGAAGTACCAAAACAAGGATTGAGTCTGTAGGATATCAAGAGATGTTACGACAATATATCAAAGAAAAAGCAGAAGAATTAGGTATGTTTATACCAGGATTAGAGATAAAAGAGAATCCTAGAACTAGTAAATCCTACAGATTAGAGAGCTTACAACCCTTATTTGCTAATAAAAAAGTACATATACAACCTAATATGCAGGCATTTATAGACGAATTAACCCTATATCCACGTGGAAAGCACGACGATTTACTGGATGGATTCTTTTATGCAAACAAAAATTGCTACAAACCTTTGCATGATTCTGTGGAAAAACAGGAAAATACCCCCTGGTATAGCCGCAGAAATAAGAAATCATGGAAGTTATTGTAAATAGTTCTTGACAAGAACAACATTTTTCCCGTAATTTCGCTATAGTACATTTATGGAAAAAAGCAAGTATTATTTAGACTTTGACACATTTATTTCAAAACTAGATAGTGTAGACAAGGTAGAAATACCAAAGGGATATGTAGCAATAAATGCCAAAAAAAATACAAAAAAGAGTACAAAGCACAAGAACACAAGGAAAAGATGACCTTAGTTTTGTTTTTGACTACGAAACTGGTGATGTTAATCAAATAGAAATACCTGAATCTGTACAACTTACTAGAGAAATATTCCATGACTATAAAAGTGCTAGAGAACTATGGGCACAAAAATTTCAAGAATCAGTAGAATTTAGAGCTGGTGCTCAATGGACGAACGAAGAACGTGATGTACTAGAAGCACGTGGTCAAGCACCAATCGTAGTAAATAGAATACACCCTATTGTAGAAACTGCTAAATCTCTTTTAACATATAACTCTCCTCAATTTCGTAGTACTGGTAGAGAAGACTCTGATAGAGATACTGCTAAAATATTTTCTGATTTATTTCAGTACATATGGCAAATATCTGCAGGTGATGAAGAATTAAAACAAGCTATTGATGATTACTATGTAGGTGGTATGGGAGTTTTTCAAGTGTACCAAGACCCAGATGCTGATATGGGTAAAGGAGAAGTATATGTTAAATCTATAAATCCTTTAGATGTGTATATCGACCCTAACTCTAAAGATACTTACGCTAGGGATGCTGCTCATATTTTAGTTACAACATATATGACTGATGAACAATCTATGCAAATATATCCTGAGTTTACAGATATTATTGAAAGTTCAGCAATGCATCCAGATGAATCAGACGATTATCCGATAACAAATCTTGCAGCTACAGAAGGTCAACTTTTTTCTACAGATGGTACGGAAACAGTTCATAATAGAAGACAGTTTATAGAAAGATATACTAGAGAAAGACATTCTTTTTATAACGTATATGAACCTTTTTCTCAAAGAGAGTTTTTATTTGACGATGAGGAGTTTCAAGAATATTCTCAAAAATATTACATGAAAGTTAAAACTGTAAAAGGTGAAGAGATTATATTATTTGAAGATGAATCAGTTGAAGAAATGTATCAAATTATTGAAACAACAGGAAATATCTTTCATTATGAATTACCAGACTTGAAATTTAATGAGCAAGGACAACCAGTTCCACAAGAACCAGTAAGAGTTCCTGGAGAAGAAGATGAAAACTCTATTCCAGGTAGTACTACTATTTTAATACCAATGACTACAGAAGAATTAAAAGGAATGGGTGAAATTAATTGCAATGAAATAGAAGAATGTAGAGTAAGACAGGTTGTAACTGTTGGAGATAAATTGCTATATGAACGTTTAATGCCTATTGAAAATTATCCGATAGTACCTTTGATGAACGTTCATCATAGAAATCCATTTCCTGAATCAGATGTAAGACTTTATAGACCTTTACAAGAATATATAAACAAAATTCGTTCCTTGATTATTGCACACGCAAGTACAAGTACAAATGTAAAACTATTGATTCCAAGAGGTTCTGCTGATTTAAATCAAATAGAACAAGAGTGGAGTAAAGCAGGTACAAGTGTAATTGAATTTGATGCAGAGCTAGGTGCACCGATTGTAGCTGGCCCAGTCCCACTACCAAATGAGTTGTATAAGAACGAAGCTGATGCTAAGTACGACTTAGAATACGGCTTCGGTATTTTTGAACTTATGCAAGGTAGTGCTAAAAGTGCACCGTCTACTTATAGAGGAACTATGGTTGTAGATGAATTTGGTCAGCGTAGAATTAAATCAAGAAGAGATGACATAGAAGGTATGTTAAATCAAGTAGCTCAAGTAGCAGTACCATTGATACAACAATTATATACAGAAGAAAAAGTAATTAGACTTATACAACCTAATGGAGATGAAAAAGAACAACGTTTTAATTTTTATAAAGAAATGGACAATGGAGAAGTTAAACGTTTTCATGATATAGGTGCTGGTAAATACGACATAGTAGTTCAATCTGGTTCTACATTACCTACGAATAGAATGGCATTATTAAATACATATATGCAAATGTATCAAATGGGATTAATAGACCAAACAGAAGTATTGAAAAAATCAGAGCTAGTAGATGTAGATGGAGTAATGGAAAGAAGTGGACAAATGAAACAAATGCAACAACAAATGCAAGCTATGGCAGAAGAATTGAAGAAAGTCAGAGGAGATTTACAAACTGCTCAACGTGAAGAAGTTCACGCTAAAAAACGACTTGAAGTAGAAAAATTCAGTGGAGAGTTAGATAAAGTATCTAACAGAGCTGATATGGCAACTACGCTTTATAAAGCAAGGTTGAACGATGCAAAACAACAGTTGATGAACTCTAATGTTACTGAAGCAGACGTTGAAGAACTTGATGTTTTTGAACCGATGGTTGAAGATTTAGAGAGTTAACAAGGAGATAAAATGGAAGAAAATACAATGGACAGAGTAGATGAGCAAGCAGTAGAAGGTGTAACGACTGAACCGATTACTGCTTCAGAAGACATTTTTAACGAAATATTTGGACAAGCACAAGAACAGGTTGCTCCTGTCGGCCAAGAAGTAGTTGAAGGTGAACCTACTGAGACTCAGACTGCTATGGAACCAAAGAACGACCCTGACCAGTTTCAATACTGGCAAAGTCAAGCTGATAAGAGACAAGCAGAAGTAGATATGTTGAAATCACAAATGGCAGATGTTATGTCAAAAGTGAGTCAACCTGCAGAAGCTGCTCCAGTGGAGAAGGAAACAGTGTTAGAAAAACCTGTTAAACCAACAAAGCCAGCTGACTTCGACCGTTCTGAAGCTTTGACTGACCCTGATAGTGCATCAGCAAAGTACTTAGCAAAGCAAGAATCTTATTTGGAAGCTATGTCAGATTATGTAGCAAGTTCAAATGATAGAATCATGCAAACGATGACAAAAGCACAACAAGAACAACAAGCAATAGCAAGGGACCAAAAAGTTATGCGAGACTTACAGTCTAAGTATAACTATACTCCTGAGCAAGCTAATGATTTTGTAGCACAAATGTCATCACCAGATTCATTATCGTTAGATAATTTGGTGCAACTTCACCAACTGAGAATGAACAATGGTTCACAACAGGTTATACAAGTAACCCCAGAAGCTCAACAGAAAGCTGCAGTGATGAATCAACGTAATGAAAAGCTAAGTATACCTAAACCTATCGGAGTCCAGCCAGGAGCTAGTGACCAGTCGCCAACTAAAAACGTAGAAGATAAAATGATGGATGCGATGATTAACAATTTTAACAAGCGTAATCCATTCTAATTTAAGGAGAAGGCAAAATGGCACAAGACGCAAACGGAATATTCTCACCTAGCATTGGTAATGCAGCTGGTTCTTTAGCTAGTGTTTCTATCAATGATAGCAGAAGAATATTTAACTTCGGTGAAAGAGTCGCTGAATTAAACCCTGCTGCTTCACCTTTCTTCGCATATTTATCAAAAGTAGCTAAGAAACCTACAGATGACCCTGTATTTAAATTCTTAGAAAAAAGACATCAATGGCAAAGAAGAAATTTCTTTGTTAAAGACGCAGACACTAAAACTGCAGATGCTGATTGGATAGCTGCAGAGTTTAATCTGAGCTCATTTGAAGTTGATGTTGATTACGATATTTATGGAAGAAAAGTAAGTGGCGGAGAATACAAAGCTGAGTTTTTACAAGTAGGACAAATGATTGCTATGGAAGCAACAGCTACTTTATCAAGTGTAGCATCACCAGTAATTGCTTATTACAGAATTACAAGTGTAACACAAAACTCAACAGATACATCTATTAATGCAGAATATGTTAAAGCTGTAAAAACAGGTGTTGAAAATGGTGAAATATCAACTTATGCATCTGGAGATACTTTAGTATTTGCAGACAATGGTGATGGACAAGTAATTGGTTCAGCATACTTAGAAGGCGATACAGCACCAGTAGGTGGTTGGAGAGATGAATTCTTCTCAAGAGAAGGATATGCTCAAATCTTCAAAACTGTTGTACCTTTATTTTCTGGTACTTCTTTAGCTACACGCTACAGAGGTGACGCTAACGAATACATGAGAGTATATCAAGAAAAACTTATGGAACATAAGATGGACATTGAGAATGCTTTACTATTCGGTTATGGTGTAACTGATGAAAGTTCAACAGACGCTGCACGTAAAACTTGGGGTATTTTACCATACACCGAAATTTACGGTAGAGTAAAAACATTTACTTATGCTTCATCAGGATATGATGACTTTGTAGATGCTATGTCAGACATTTTTGATGCAGAATCTGGTGCAGGTGGCAGTAAAATGGTACTTGCTTCACGTTCTATCATGAACTGGCTTAACAAATTAGGTGGTAATTCTTTCTTAGGAAATACTATGGCAAGTGGAGTTGGTACTTCACAAGGTGCAGGTACAGCTGGACAAGGTGTAACTTCATCACCATATGGTGTTTCTATTGATAAAGGACAATCACTATTTAATGGTGTTAACGTAACACAAGTAGATACCCTATATGGTACTCTTAACTTCGTTATGGAACCACTATTAAGAGGTCCTTGGGCAAACCACGCTATCGTTGTTGACTTAAACAACGTAGCTTACAGACCACTAGCTGGTAACGGTGAGTCTAGAGATACTCAAATTATTACTAACATTCAAAATAACGATGTTGACGGAAGAAGAGACATGATTCTTACAGAAGCAGGTCTTGAAATTCAACTCCCTGAAACACACGCTATCTTGAAATTTAGCTAATAGTTGAATACGGGGGAGTTGCAATATACTCCCCCAAAGAATTTTAATTAAAAAGGGGAAAACAATGGCAAATCCATTATTAGTAAGAGCAGGTTTAAAAGTAGCTAAAAAGGTCGGTAAAAAAGCTATTAAAAAAATTAAACAAAGAAGAAATAGTACAGATAACTTAACACAAGGTCCATTAGATAAAGCTATTAAAAAACAAAGACCTCAAGGAAGTGGTCCTAGTATTTATAATCCAAATCGTGTAAGTGGCGGAGATAGGATACCAAACAACTTAACAACAAGACCTGAAGCGGGTACAAGAGGAACATTAGGTCCAAAACCTAAACCTGACCAAACATTGCTAGAAAAAGGTCAACTTAAAAAAATAAAACGTAATGGTCGTACTGTTATAGTTGATGCTTAGGAGAAAGTAAATGAGTATTAAAACAGACATAGAAGCATATACTGGTGATATAGATAGTCCAGATATTACTACACAAGCATTGCAATTTGCAAAAGATGGTGTAAGATATATTTATTCTGCAGTATTAACTAATCCAGAAATGGGAGAAAGATTGTCAGCTGAAACAGAATTAGATACTGCAGAACCAACTCTACCATTAACAAACGTAATGTCATTAGATTACGTTGTTAGAAATGATGGTTCTATTGATAGACCTTGTACTGAAGGAGAACCTTCTATGGCAGGAGCATACTTAGACCCAAATAGTTTGCATAGAGGCACTATAACTAGTCCTGTATACTATATTAAAAATAATATATTAAATATTGTACCTACTCCTAAAGATGCAGAGCTTGGTAAAGTAGGAAGTGTAACACCAGATACTACATTTTCTTTAACTGATAATTATACCGATTTAACTGGATTGTTACCAGAGTTAGCTAGTGGAGTAACATTGTATGCAGCAGGAATGGTATTATTAACTAAAATGAATGCAATAGGTAAACCAACAGATACAAACTTAACTACAATGGTAGCAGGTAGTGTTGATACACCAGGAGATAGAATTGATATTACTAAATGGTTTGACATTGTTGGTGATTATATACAAGATGAAGATGTTGAGCTAGCATCTGCATACTTGTCAAAAATAAATAGCTATTTACAAAATTATCAAATGGAACTAAGTGGAGACCAATCGCAATACCAATGGTATGAATCACAATATGTGAAAGTAAGTCAATCGTTAGTTGCATTTTTAGAACCATACTTAGGAGCATAGAATGAAATTACAGAAAATGATAGATATGGTTAAGAAACATCACCCAGAACTTGGTAATGTAGAGATTATTGAAATGTTAAATCAAGCATCTGATGAGTTTTGTCAACGTACATTATTACTAGATGAAGCTACTCAGTTTACAACAGTAGCTGGACAAAGATATTATGGATTAAAAGATGGTATATTGGAAATTAAATCGGTAGACCTACAAGATGAAAACGGTAATCATAAAACTATTAAACGATTATCAGGTAGACCAAAGTATAGGGATATAACATAATGGCAAATAATTATTCAAGAGTATACAATAAATCAGTAAAAGAAAATGTTTGGTGGATTGAAAGAGATTCTATAGGACTAGCTTTATATGACCCACTAGCAAGTGAAGTAAATAGATTTGCAAGTTTATCATCTGCTTTAACGGTAACATTATTTTATCATAAAAAAGCAGACCACTTTGGTAGACAAATAGCATTAGATGGTACAGTTACCGATACTACTAATAATTCAAATTTAATGGATGAACAAAGTGAACTACCAGAGCAATTTCATCAATATTTAGTAGATAAAGCTATACAATCTGGATATGAACAAAAACCAGAAATGATTCAAATGGCAGGATACTTTGAAAGAAAATTTGAAAAAGGAATTAAAGAAGGTAAGACTTATAAAAATAGAAACAGAATTAGTGGAATAAGACACGTAAGGCAGTCTGATTACTAATGGCTAAAACATGGAGAACAGGAGAGTTTGGATTAACTTCGTTTGATGACCATAGTTTATTTTTTAACGAATTAATACAGCACTTTAACGATAACATAAATGAGAATTTCGCAGACATTGCTATTTTATCTGATATTAGTACTCAAGACGTTCCAGTTGTTTCTGATATTAGTACAACAGATATGGCTAAAGATGATACAGATTATATTGATATTGCCTTATCAGGTAGTAATATATATACCGATATTGCTAAGTCTGCTAAACCAGTTTCTGGTTACGAAGATAGGATAAAAAATACATAGGAGATAATTATGGGTGGAAGCTTAACAAGTCCAAATAAGATTAAAGACGTCTATAAAAAAATAGTCTTTTATGATGACAATAAATTTAAAATAGATAATGGGTCTTCGGATGTAGTAATTACATCTGCAGAAAACTTTTCTAGTGACACAGAGCAAACATTAGTTAATAAAACCATAAATGCTGATGATAATACTATTTCTAACTTAGAAGTAGATAATTTAAAATCTGGTGTTTTAGATACAGATATTACAAGTGTAGCAGAAACAGATACTACTATACCTTCTGCTAAAGCAGTAAAAACTTATGTAGATAGTCAAGTAACTGCACAAGATTTAGACTTTCAAGCAGATACAGGTGGAGCATTATCAATAGATTTAGATAGTGAATCATTAACAGTATCTGGGGGAACAGGAGTTGCAACAGCTGGAAGCGGTAATACTATTACTGTAAATACAGTAGATAGTGAAATAGACCATGATAGTTTAAATAATTATGATAGCGATGAACACGTAGCACATAGCTTTGTTACTTTAACAGCAGGAGCAGGATTAACTGCAGGTAGTGGTGGAGATATTACTGCAAGCAGAAGTTTTGCTGTAGGAGCTGGAACTGGTATTACAGTAAATACAAACGATGTTGCCGTAGATACAAGTGTTATTGCAACAAAAAGCTATGTAGATACTCAAGTTGGTACAGTAAATACATTAGATGAATTAACAGATACCAACATAACCAATCCAGTTGAAGGTGCTTTATTGAAATATGATAGCTCTTCTTCTAAATGGATTGATTCAAATGAAATAAGTGGTGGAATATTTATTTAAAGGGAGAATAAATTATGTCAAATAAAATTAAAATAAAAAGAAATAGTCATACAGATTTTGACTCGTCTACTTTGCCATCTGGATTGGTATATGGTGAATTAGCACTTCAAAATAACGATAGTAAACTATTTATAGGAAGAATAACACAAGACTACGCAAGTAGTGCTTTAGCAGATGCTGGTGCGGTAACAACACACTTGCCTTTGTTATCTGATTTAACTGCAGGTGATGGTTTAACAGCAACAACAGCTAGTGGAGCAACTGATAATAGTGTAGAATTAGACTTAGATGCTGATTTAACTACTGTAACAAGTATATTTAATACTGGTTTAAAACTAGGAGCTAGCAATGCTAATAGAATAGATTTTGACCAGACTAATACAATCAGAAATGTAGTAAACAATGAAGTTATTTATGACGCAGTAGCAACTGGTATTACACTATTTACTGGTAATGATGTTAGATTTAATCCTGTAGCAGCAGGAACTACAGCTTTAACAAGTGACCAAATATCAAGTACTAATACTACAAATACAGCTGGACACGGGGGATTGCGATTTACTTCAGGTGCTGAAAGAATGCTTGATTTTACAAATCACCCTACAAACCCAGGGACAATAATATTTAATGGTTCATCTGGAGATATAGATTTTAGTGTATATAGTGACACTAACAGACAAATACACGTAGATGCTAGTGCAGATGAAACAAGAATTAGAAGCTTAGTAGTAGAATCATCTATTGATTTAACAGCGGTTAGTGAAGTAGTAGTCGGTAATATTAAAGCTACTGGTGAAGTAAGAACTGGTATGATTGCTGATATCAATGGTAATGATAGAATTGATATTAATGGTAGTACAAAAATATTAACTGATTTAATTATTGGTGAAAGTAGTAATTTATCAACTATTGCTTTTGAAGCAAACGCTTCTACCACAGACAAAATAGAAAAGAACTCTGTAACTGGAGATATGACCATTCAAAATGGTGTAACTGGAGATGATTTAAATCCATCAAATAATATTGTAGTACAAAATACGTTTGATTCAACAAGTGTAGCAGATGGTAACATTGTATTTAAAACATATGATGGTTCAGCACAAACTGCTATGACAATATTATCAACTGGTAATAAAGTTATAATCCATGGTAATTTAGAAGTAGATGGAACTACAACACAAATAGATTCTACTACATTAACAGTAGCTGATAAGGATATTGTTATTGCAAGTGGAGCTACAACTTCAGCACAAGCTGATGAAGCTGGTATTATTGTAGGTAGCAATATTGCAAGCATTAAATATGATGACGATGGAACTAAATGGAAGTTAGATAAAAATACAGAAGTTACTGGTACATTTACTGCATCGGGAGCAATTACAGCTTCAGGTGGATTTGCAAATAGCACATTTGATTGTGGTACATATTCATAAGGATATAGATGGGTAATACATTACAGATAAGACGTGGTAGCGGTGCACCTACTTATACAGATTTTGCTCAATATGAGTTAGCATACGACTACACAAACGATGTGTTATATATTCGTGATGGGAATGCTATGGTTCCACTTAATACTGTTAACGCAGTAGATACAAGCGGTACTCCAATAGCTCAAGAATATGCACGATTTACAGATGCTAATACCATTGAAGGTAGAAGTGCAGCTGGTGTAAGAACTGATTTAGGTCTTGTAATCGGTACAAATGTATTAGAATATAATGCTGAACTACAAACTATTGCAGCTTTAAATCCAACAGCTACAGAAGATGGCAAAGTATTATCTTGGAACGAGAATAATGAAGCTTATGAATTAGTAGCACAATCTGCTGGTACAATTACAGGCGTTTCTGGAATGACCAATAACAACGTGTTAACTGCAAGTGGTAGTACAACTATTAGTGGTGAATCTTATCTTACTTTTGATGGCACAAGTTTTGAAGTAGAAAATAGTTCAAATGGTAGAGGTGTACAATTAAACACAAATTCAGAAATAAAATCATTAGATGGTGTATCATGGTTACATCTTCAAAGATATGTAGATGGTAATGTAGCTGTTGGTAGTAATTCAAATTCAGATTTATATGTAGCAAATCAATTAGGTGTAGGAACTTCATCACCAAGCTATTCACTCCATGTTATAGGAACTGGTCAATTTTCTGATGATGTAAGAATTGGAGATGATTTAGTATTTAATGCAAATGCTAATTATATATATCAAAAAGATTCTGTAGGCACACTAACAAGAGTATTAGGAATTAATGGTAGTAATACTACTTATATAGGACCAATAGATGCTTATGCAGGTGGTAGTGTTATTTATGGTATCAGCTCAAATGTTTTAGCTCACTATTTTTACACAGATGGAGCTATCAGAATGAAATTAGATGGTCCTGTTTTGGACTTACCTAATACTGGAGATTGGAGTTCTATATTAAATAATACTAATTCGGGTGGACTAAGATTTGGTAGTAAAGATGCAGGTGGGACATTGGCATATCAAATAGAATTATCTAATACTGGTAATTATGTAAAGTTAAATGAAAACACTACAGTAACTGGAACAATGTCTGTATCTTCTGTTCTTTATGGAAATCAAATTGATTTGACAGGTGAATTAAACTTTACAGGTAATGGTAATAAAATTATAGATGTACAAACTTTAGAAGGTAATAA